GTGCTGGGCGGGCGTGGCGCGGGCAAGACGCGGCTGGGTGCGGAATGGGTGAACGGGCTGGTACGCGGCTTCGCGCCGTTTTCTCTCTCCCGATACGGACAGATCGCGCTGGTGGCCGAGACGCTGGGTGACGCGCGCGAGGTGATGATCGAAGGCCCGTCGGGCATCGCCACCATCGCGCGCGGCGACCGGCCGAAATACGAGACGAGCCGGCGGCGGCTGGTCTGGCCGGCAAGCGGCGCGGTGGCGCAGGTGTTTTCCGCCGAAGACCCCGACAGTTTGCGCGGGCCTCAGTTCGAAGCCGCCTGGGCCGACGAGGTCGGGAAATGGCGGCACGCGGACGCGACTTACGACATGCTGCAATTCGCTCTGCGGCTGGGCGAGCGGCCAATGCAGCTCATCACCACGACGCCGAAGCCGGTGCCGATCATCCGCCGCCTGCTGGACGATCCGGCCGTCACGGTGAAGCGGCTGAAGACGCATGACAATGCGGGCAATCTGGCGCCGGGTTTCATCGCCGCGTTGCAGGACCGCTACGGCGGCACGCGGCTCGGCCGTCAGGAGATCGACGGCGAACTGATCGAGGACCGGCCGGATGCGCTGTGGGATCGCCCGGACCTGGAGGCGCTGACCGGCGGCGCGCCGCAGGAACTGAAGCGCATCGTGGTGGCGGTCGATCCATCGGCCACCGGCAAGGCGCGGTCGAACGCGTGCGGAATCGTGGTCGCCGGAAAGACGCCGGACGGCGATGCGGTCGTGCTGGCCGACGGCACGCTTGTCTCCGCCAGCCCGTCGGAATGGGCGGCGAAAGCCGTCAGCCTCTACCACCGCTATGAGGCCGACTGCATCGTCGCCGAGGTGAACCAGGGCGGAGACATGGTGGCGACGGTGGTGCGCATGGTGGACCCTGACGTGCCGGTGAAGCCGGTGCGCGCGACCAGAGGCAAATGGGTGCGGGCCGAGCCGGTCGCCGCCCTCTACGAGCAGGGCAGGGTGCGCCATGTGGCGCGCATGCCCGAACTGGAAGACGAAATGTGCGATTTCGGCCCCGACGGACTGTCCGGCGGCCGCTCGCCCGACCGCGTCGATGCGCTGGTGTGGGCGATTACGGAATTGCTGATTGTGGGGCGGGGAACACCACGAGTCAGGGCAATAGGGTAGTAGGGAATAGGGGAGTGAGGCAGTAGGGCAGTAGGGCAGTAGGGCAGTAGGTATGCCGGCGCGGCTGATCGCGCGTTTTCAAATACCGTCCTTCGCCTACACCCATGCTCCCTTATTCCCTACTGCCTTATTGCCCGACTCCCTCCATTTCGAGGAACCACCCGACATGCAAATCAACTGGCCCTGGGCGCGCCGTCCGGGAACGACGGCGGCCGCCGAAAGGAAGAATGCGACACCCGGCTTCGTGGCGCTGCATCTGCAGGGCGCGGCGATCTGGACCCGCCGCGACTATGCCACGCTGGCGCGCGAAGGATTCATGCGCAATCCGGTCGCGCATCGCTGCGTGCGGCTGATCGCGGAGGCGGCATCCGCCGTGCCCTGGTTGCTCTACCAGGGGCAGACGGAACTGGCGGAACATCCGCTTCTGGCGCTGCTTACGCGGCCGAACATGCGCCAGTCGGGCGCGAGCTTTCTGGAGACGCTCTACGGACATCTGCTGATCTCCGGCAACGCCTATTGCGAGCTCGTCGAGGCCGGTCCCGAGGCGCGGGAGCTCCATCTGTTGCGGCCGGACCGGGTGGCCGTGGCCGCGGATGCAGATGGCTGGCCGGCCGCGCTGGAATACCGGACCGGCAGCGCCAAGCGGCGCATTCCGCTTGGCAGCGACGGCGATAGTGCCGCGCTGCATCTGACGATGTTTCACCCGCTCGACGATCACTACGGTTTCCCGCCAATCGAGGCGGCACTCACCGCGCTCGACCTGCACAATGCGGCGGGGCACTGGAACAAGGCGCTGCTCGACAATTCGGCCAGGCCGTCGGGCGCGCTGGTCTATGCGCCGAAGGACGGCGACAACCTGACGGAGGAGCAGTTCGCCCGGCTGAAGGCCGAGCTCGAGGAGGGCTATACGGGCACGTCCCGCGCGGGCCGCCCGTTGCTTCTGGAAGGCGGGCTCGACTGGAAGGCGATGGGCCTGACGCCCAAGGACATGGATTTCGTCGAGGCGCGCAACGGGGCAAGCCGCGACATCGCGCTGGCCTTCGGCGTGCCGCCGATGATGCTGGGCATTCCCGGCGACAACACCTACTCGAACTATCAGGAGGCGAATCGCGCCTTCTGCCGGCTCACCGTGCTGCCGCTGGCGCTGCGCGTCGTGTCCGAGTTCGCCGCCTGGCTGGGCGCGCGCTTCGGAGAGGGGCTGAGGTTCGATCTCGATCTCGATCGCATGGAGGGCCTGTCGGCAGAGCGCGACGCGCTGTGGGCCAGGCTCGAAGGCGCCGGCTTCCTGACAGACGACGAGAAGCGCGAGGCGGTGGGGTATGGCGAGCGGGGCGGCAGCCGGTGACCGCTGCACTTCTGGCGACAATAGCCGAGGCGCGTTTGCGCGCGGATGCCGCTCGGTTGCGGTTGCATCTTGCCGCAGAGCGGGTGCGTACTGCGCTGAAGTTCAACCCGAACTGGGCAAGTCAGCCGCGCGTGCCGGCGGGCAATGGTCGGATCAGCGGGCAGTGGACGGATGGGGGTGTTCAGATCATCCGCGTGCAGGCCCGCCCGCGTGGTTCTCGCAGCGGCGCTCCGCGCAGGATCGCGGGAAATTGGCGCGACATCACGCCCGAGCAGGCAACGCGACTGGAGATCAGTCACGCGCAGATGCAAGCCGCTGTGCGGAGGGTGCAGAGGCTGGACCCGAGATGGAAACCGAGACCGAGCCTCTATGAAACCGTCGAAGGGGAAATCGCCGCGAACAGGGCGGTGAGGCGAGAGGCGGAGGATCGGTATTACGAACTGCAGGGAATGGGGATAGGTCCAGGTCCATTTGCCGTTGAGTCACAGCCGGCAAGAGGGCCAGGCAGAAACTGGACCTCAAAAGAGAAACGTGAAAACAATCGCATCGGAAGAAAGTATGGATGTCACACCTGCGGGACAAAAGAACCGGGTACGTCGAGCGGCAATTTGTTCGCGATCACCAGCTTCCAAACGCCCTGATCCAAGATCACAGGGCACAGCGCATCTTCCCTCAGTGCCTAACGTGTAGCAATCGGCAAGGTGGCAAAGTGAGAGCCCTCAGAAACAGATAGTTCGATGAAACAGACAACCAAGCATGCCGTTCAGAATGGCCTGATCTTTGTTGAAGACGTCAAAGGCGGGCGTTCACCTGATCCGTTTACAGATGAAAAGATCCAATTCACCTCGTCGTGCGTTTCTGTCGCCTGCCTTCACGAGGTCGATGGCGAAGCGGAATTCATACTGGGGCCTGCAGAAGATGTGTCGCCAGGCACAGACGCTGAGTTCGATGGGGTGATCGAGACACCAAGCAAGGTCGTTGTGATCTCCACGGTGCCGGGCGATCATCTATTGAAAGCGAACGTACCGGATACGCACACACGCATTCGAGTTTGGCGAAATCACCCCGTCTGGGCCGACAAGGTCGTGATCGGCTGGGGCTGAGGCACTCCGGAAACAACAAGCATGACCGAAGCTGAAACCATCTGGCTGTGGCTGGCCAAGGCGGGCGGTGCTGTCGCGGGCTCCGCGATCTCGCTCGCCTATGTGCTGCCGAGCAGTCGCCGCGAGGCGGCGATCCGCTTTGCGGTCGGCGTCGCCTGCGGGCTCGTATTCGGCGGTGCGGCGGGCCTGAAGATCGCGAGTGAACTCGGCATCGCCGACGCGCTGGGCGCGGGCGAGCTGATGCTGACGGGCTCGGCGGCGGCGAGCCTGTGCGCCTGGTGGGCGCTGGGACTGATCATGCGTGTGCTGACAAAGCCGCGCCGCATCTGAATTCAACCAAAATCTCGGAGACGAAAATGAGTCACCGGCGGGCGCTGGCGGACGAGCGCAAGCGCGTGGAATTGCGGCTGGACGGCGTCGAGGCAGACGGGTCGTTCTCGGGCTATGCCAGCCTGTTCGGCAGGGTCGATCTCGGCCGCGACGTGGTGGAGCGCGGGGCGTTTGCCCGCTCACTGGAAAAGCGGGGCGCCGCCGGCATCCGCATGCTGTTCCAGCACGATCCTGCATCGCCGATCGGGAGCTGGCGCGACGTGCGCGAGGACGCACGCGGCCTGTTCGTGCGCGGGCAACTGGCGCTGGATTCGGCCAAGGCACGCGAGGTGCACGCGCTGATGCGCGGCCGCGCTCTGGACGGGCTGTCGATCGGCTTCCGCACCGTGCGCGCCCGCAAGGAAACGAAGTCCGGCGTGCGCCGCATCCTGGAGGCCGATCTGTGGGAGATCTCGGTCGTGACCTTCCCGATGCTGCCCGACGCGCGGGTGGATTCGGTCAAAAGCCGGAGCCGGCGACCTCTGTTTTCCAACGATTTCGACGATCACGCCCGGCTGGTGGCCAGCATCCGCCGTGCAACACGAATGCTCAACGAAAGGAATAGCCTGAGATGAACGAATTGAGTCTGGCCATGGCGCCGGAAATCAAGAGCGCCAACGCGCAGGAACTGAGCGATGCCTTCGACGAATTCATGACCTCGTTCGAGACGTTCAAGGAGGCCAATGACGAGCGCCTCGGACAGATCGAGACGCGCATGAGCGCCGACGTGATCACCTCCGACAAGGTCGACCGCGTGTCGCGCGCGCTGGACGAGCAGAAGCGGGCCATCGACCGGCTGGTGCTGAAACGTTCGCGCCCGGCGCTCGGCGGCGATATCGAGCTTTCGCCGGCCGCCCTCGAACACCATGACGCATTCCATGCTTATGTCCGCAAGGGCGAGGAGCGTGGCCTGCGGGCTGTCGAGGCCAAGGCGATGTCCTACGGCACACCGGCCGATGGCGGCTATCTGGTGCCCGACGAGACCGAGCGCGAGATCGGCCGCAGGCTTTCGACTCTGTCGCCGATCCGTTCCATCGCCTCGGTGCGCCAGGTTTCGGGCGCGGTGCTGAAGAAGCCCTTCGCTGTCAGCGGCCCTGCCGTCGGCTGGGTGGCGGAAACGGCCTCACGCACCCAGACCAACACGCCGACGCTCGACGAGCTGCAGTTTCCGACCGCCGAGCTCTACGCGATGCCGGCGGCGACCGCATCACTGCTCGAAGACGCCGTGGTCGATCTCGACCAGTGGCTGGCCTCCGAGATCGAGGTGGCGTTTGCCGAGCAGGAGGGTGCGGCCTTCATCAGCGGCGACGGCACGAACAAGCCGAAGGGCCTGCTTGACTACACTCAGGTGGCCGAGGCCAGCTGGGCCTGGGACAATATCGGCTATGTGGCGACCGGTGTTGACGGCGATTTCGCGGCAACCGATCCCGCCGACGTCCTCATCGATCTGATCTACGCGCTGAAGGCCGGCTACAGGCAGAACGCCAACTGGGTGATGAACCGCAAGACGCAGGCGGCCCTGCGCAAGCTGAAGGACGACCAGGGCAACTACATCTGGATGCCGCCGGCCGCGCCCGGCAGCCGCGCCATGCTGATGGGATTCCCCGTCGTGGAAGCCGAGGACATGCCCGACATCAGCTCCGACACCACGCCGGTCGCCTTTGGCGATTTCGCGCGCGGCTATCTGGTGGTCGACCGCACCGGCGTGCGGGTGTTGCGCGATCCCTACTCGGCCAAGCCTTATGTGTTGTTTTACGTCACCAAGCGCGTAGGCGGCGGCGTGCAGGATTTCGACGCGATCAAGCTGCTGAAATTCGGAGTGTCGTAAGGCACTACCGAAGACCGCAGGCGGCCACCCCTCCGCCTGCGCGGCGGCCTCGGTTTCCCTCCCGCCGGGGCCGCCACCATTTCCATCTTCAGCGGATGACAATTGATGACCCTGTTCCGAACCTCCGGGCCGGATGTCGAGCCGGTGACGCTGGCCGACGCCAAGGCCGAACTGCGCATCGACCATGACAGCGAGGACGCACTCATCAACGGCCTGATCCGCGCCGCGCGCGAGGAG